AGCCAAGGGAAGCCCGGTGTCGGACAACTTCTCGTAGTTTGATAAAACAATAAACTACGCAAGGAATCTGCCACCATGGCTATTACCAACTCACTGACTGGTCTTGGTAATCTGACGGGCAACGCCGGAACCGCTGGTGCCGACTATAAGGTTTCCAACCTTTATAAGCAGGCATACAGCGACGCGGTGCGCCTCCAGATCCAGCAGTTCGATTCTCTGCTCTCCGACACTCTCCAACGCGAGAGCATCGAGGGCGAGGTCAAATCATTCGACCGACTCAACAAGAAGAGCGTTGACGATCTCCTCATCCGTACCCGCAGTGGCCTCTACGGCATCAAAAATGGTGTTGTTGCCACAGATACCGTCCTCGTTGCTGACGCAGTGTATGGGGCGAGCGACACCCAGCGCCGCATGATCGAGCCTCTGTGGTTCGAGTATGCGGAACTCTTCGACCCTCGCGACTCTCAGGGGCTGATGAAGGCCGTGCGGCCCGATTCTCAATACCTCCGCAACCTCGCAGCCATCTTCAACCGGAAGAAGGATCGGATCATCCTGGACGCGCTGTCCAAGAATGTGACCGTTCAGCAGCGAACTGGTTCCGGCATAACCACGAACGCCACGGTGGCCTTCACCAACAATATGCAAAACACTGGCGAGGGAGCAACGGCTGCGGTTGGTGACTACAGTGGGGCTGGCTTCGCAACCGAGGGCCTTGAGATTGGCTGCAACCTTGGCAAAGCGGTCGATGGTATCAGTCACCCAACCGTCACCACCCCCCTCTTCGAGGTGACGGCAACCGGGGTGATCGACACAGGCACATGGAATGCCGCTGGTGTGGAATATGTTGGCACAACGGCCGCCAGCCAAGTTCTCGACGCAGCAACCCAGTACGACAGCAGCACCACCCCACCAACCGTCATCATCCCGGCCACTGGCAGTGGCACTGGCGCTGCTTCTGTTGGCACCGTGACTGAGTTGAACATCGAAAAACTCATCCGTGCCCGGCAGAAACTTGACGCCAACAACGCACTCATGCCCGGCACACGCTACATTTGCCTGTGTCACCCGAACAACTTCTACAGTCTCATGTCCGACTCGACTGACACTCGCTTCACCAGCATTGATTTCAATGACGGCAAGCCGCTCACGAGCGGGGAGGCTTTCAAGTTCATGGGCTTTGAGTTCAGGATCACCAACGAACTGCCGCAAGCCGTAACTGATAACACCTCCGCCTCCACCATCTCCGTCACCGACTTCGATGTTATCAATGAGGCCTCGCCTGTGGCCTGTGGCACCACAGCGGCCAATGTTCCGGTTCGCTGGGTGTACTTCTACACCGAGCAGTGCGGCATCTTCGGCATGAACCAGGAAATGCAGATCCGGTTCGACGAGATTCCCGAGCGTGGGTATGCCCTTCAAATGTGGCACCAGATCGGGATGAACGGGCTACGCATGGACGGTGACTGCATCGTGCGCGTGGCGTGCAAGGACGAGCCAGCATAGGTAAGAGTGGGGGTCTGCTGTGACAGGGAAGATGAACTCGATTAGCGCTGAGACACTGACTCGGTTTACCTCCGCGTCAGGGCTTGGTACATTCGGGACCGTCTATGTAAACCTACTCACAGCAGGCCCCGCTAACGATGGCACGGTGACGACAGCCGTAGACGGCACGGAGTGGCTAATGGCCAGGGTGCCGATTGAAAGAACCGAGTGGACCGCCCCGGCGATTGTTCCCGGCAACGCGAACGCGGTGCAGATCACCAACGGCATCCCGCTAACCTGGGACGACATCACCTTCGACAACCCTGGCGGCCCCACGGTCACCACTGCCACCGTGACGCACATTGGCGTGTGGAACACTTTCGACGGCACGGGCGACCTGCTCTACTGGGACGAGTTGGAGGTTGCTCGCACTGTGAACACTGGCGACACCTTCCAGTTGGGGGTGGGCAAACTAAGAATACGGGAGGACTGATGGAATGACCGACGCAAGTGCCGGAGCCAGCGCCAATGCTTTCGTTGAGCGAGGCGCGGCAGCAGAGACTACCATGAAGGAGCGCGGCTACCTGACATACGAGGTGGTCGGTCCCGACGGCAAGGTGAAGCAGACCGCAACGAGCGAGAACGCCCTCACCACCGAGGGCGCCGCGTACATCCTGGGCCTCGTCAAGCCTTCCTCTCCGGGCACCCAGGACACCTCGCTGTTTCTGGGCCTGATTGGAGACGACCCCACCCTTGCAGTGACAGACACAATGGCGAGCCATGTCGGCTGGACCGAAGAAACTGCGACAGGATATGTGAGGATCGCTTGGCTCGCAGACGCGGTGACTGCTGGCGCACCAGCGGCCCTGGCCAAACAGTCCTCATGGCCACCCGTGGTTGGTAGGGCGCAGTTGACCGTTTGGGGGGCCTTCCTGGTCACTGAACTTGGAGCAGGAACCCCTGTAACCCTGATAGCGACCTCGGCGCTCACTGGGGGCGGCAGCCTCTCGGTTGGCGCGGAAGACACATTGAACATAACCTTCAAACTCACACTGGCCTAAAGGAGGGCAGATGAACAGTAACGCAGGGGCCAGTGACAAGGCCGAGATCGAAGTGATAAGAGGCACGCCCCCTCCAGTGGGAATGGTTGGGGTGAGCGGCGAGTTCCACATCACCGCACACCACGAAAACGGCGAGGAGTTCTACCGCAACACAGTGAAGAACGCCACGACGACGGAGTTTCTTGTTGAGATGATAAACATCTTTGGTTCCGGTGCAAAAAACCTTGGTGCTGACGAGGCCGCTATCGGCGACAACGGAATCATCCAGGCCTTCGCATCTGCTGGCGGGTTAACTGGGGAAGCCACATACGGAACTGCCACCACTGGTGGAACCACCTCCTCCTATGAGTTCATGATTGGTCTCGGAACTGCCACCACCCCGACACTCCATGCCACGACCAAGTCCTATACGGACATAGATGTGGGCGCTATAGCCACAACGGGCTTTGGCGAGGTGGCAGTCTCCGCTGCTGGCATTTCGGATTATACGAGGCAGCGGTTTGGTATCGCTACAGATGCTGGGATCAACCACCCCACCATAGTCGATCCAAATGTCACAGTGACCAACCTCGGTGCTGGTGACCGGGCCACTTGGTTGCGTCCGGCCAGTGACACGGGCACGCTCGTGATTACTTGTGTGATGCTGGTGTTTACCAACGACATAGATTCTGGCGATAACGCCGTGGGGGCTGGCACCACGGCTGGCTCGCTCAACAGGCTGGTGGCCTGTGCAGACCTTGGTGCCAGCGATGTGGACCTGCAAGGTGGCGACACCATCAATGTTCGCTACACCTACCAACTGGCAGCCTCCTGATGCCTAAACCGAAGAAGCCGAAGAAGAAGCCCAAGAAGGCGGGCGGAAAGCCGAAGCGAAGCGCGGGGCCGAAGCACTACTAAAAAGACACACCTCCTCGTGGGGGATGGGGGGCCCGTGGAGTTCTCCATCCCCCTATTTTTTGGAGGCACGATTGCTAAAACCGTTTTCCGCCTCCACCCCGAAGCCCGTGGTTCCGGCAACCTTCCCGTCTGATCTGGATGTGAAGGACGGGATAATCGACGGCACCTACACTCTTGCCTATCAAGACTCTGACGATAACTGGTATTCGATCACGGAATCCTATGATCGCTTCGATGATACTGAAGCAGGGTATATTAGTTTTCGTTGGCTCGACACGACCATCGTTGCTGAAATACTGCTGACTTCTAGAGCAGTTGTAAAGGCTAGCGGAGTACCTGAGTTGGCGAGGGAGAGCAAGGTTCATGGTCCTGGAACCTACGGATCAGGGGGTGTTGCCGAGGGTCTGACTAACGGCTTCACCCTGAGGACGGCCTAATGACATTTTCCGTTGGCGACCGCATTGTTGATTCAACCAGAACCGTAATCTCTGGCGTTCCCAATGACACTGGCTACACGCTAGGGGCATCCGAAGATGTTATCATCCTGTGTCACGCAGCGGCGGATGGATCTAATCGCTTCGACCCAGGCGACCCAGTTAGGATCTTCTACAGAGAAAAAACTATTCCGGAGGGTTCCTTTGCCCTGCTCTCAACCTCTAGCACCGGGATAGGTGGCCCTCCGGTCATTCCATACACCGTCGCCAGCACCGTCGGCGTCCCACACGATCTCGACAATAACAACCAAGTCTCAAATGCGGTTGACTCTGGCGGTCAGCCTGTGGAGCGGCGCTGCGGCTCCACTGCCGGGAAGTCATTCGTTGCGATTATGAAGGAATATGCTGGGAGCAACTCTCTCAACTTCAGCGGCAGTAGCCGTGACGATTTTACGGAAATGCAGGTGGCTATCAACTTCAGCGGGTGTGCGGCGGGAACTATTTGGCAGTTCCAGACCAGATGGACGGAGAAGAGCAGTACAGTTGTCAACCTAGACTGTCTTTCAACAGTAACAATCCCTTCCGCGGCCACCACCTACTCTTCCACGGCCTCAGACACGGCCACCGCAAGTGACGCAGCCCTGGCCGAGCGGCCAGCAGTTACCAAGAGCGCAACTGCCGCTGACAGCGCAACCGCTTCGGACGCAGCGGTGGCCGAGCGGGCGGGCGTCATTTACGACAGGGCCGCCGCCGACAGCGCAACTGCCTCCGACGCAGCAGTGGCGGAACGCCCAGCCGCCACTAAAGAGACCACGGCTTCCGACAGCGCCACCGCAAGTGACGCAGCCTTGGCCGAGCGGCCAGCGGTCACCAAGGAGGCCACCGCCTCAGATAGCGCAACGGCCTCCGACGCAGCGGTGGCCGAGCGGCCAGCAGCCACTAAAGAGGCCACCGCCTCAGATAGCGCCACCTCTTCAGACTCGGTAGTAGCCGAACGCCCAGCCGCAACCAAGTCGGCCACGGCCTCAGACACGGCCACCGCAAGTGACGCGGCCCTGGCGGAGCGCCCAGCAGTTACCAAGAGCGCAGCGGCTTCGGACAGCGCCACAGCCTCCGACGCAGTAGTGGCGGACAAGGACTCAACCAAGAGCGCCACAGCCAGCGACAGCGCCACAGCCTCAGACACAGCCCTGGCGGAGCGGCCAGCCGCCACAAAGGCGGCAACGGCTTCGGACTCAGCCACTGCCTCGGACGCGGTGGCAACTGAGCGGCCTGCCGCAACCAAGAGCGCAACCGCCTCTGATAGCGCAACGGCAAGTGACGCCACGGTGGCCACCAAGACCACGGGCGGAGCCGTCACGCATACCGAGAGCGTTGTGGTTCACACGGCCATCGACACGGGTTACCCGACGGTGGAAGTGAGCGTGGCGCTAGAGGTGGCTCTTATTGGCGCCACGGGTACGGAACTGCACGGGGAGGGCGTTGTCGCTGCGGTGACGGGGGTCACTGCCTACGGCCAGATCACGCAGGAGGTTCTTGCTCACATAACAGGCGGCACGGACATAGTGGTGGTGACGGACTTGTCGATAGGTGCGGGTGGTGCCGGGGACGCAGGCGCTGACGGTGCTGGTCCGATGGTTATCGTGGAGGTTGTGGTGCCCATGTCTGGGGGGTCATCCGGGGATGGCTCTGGATCTACTTGGGACGCTGAGGCTACTATAGACGGGAAGGGTAGCGCCCCCGCCCAGTTGAACTGGTTGTTGTTGGATGAGTTGGCTCTTATTGACGGGGCTGGCAGCGTGGCACCGGAGTTACTATCGGACGGAGAACTCGTGAGCGTAGAAGAGGTATGGAACACGGCATTGACCGTGCTAGGCGTGACGGTGGTCCAGACCACGGGCGAAGGCAGCCCGCAGGCCGACCTGTTGAATGCTGTGTGGGATGGTGGTTTCCGCGTGATGTTCTTAGCGGATCACGCCTGGAACGGCGCCAAGAGGACCAAGAAACTGGTGGAGTTTGTCTCCTCCCCCACAGGCAACAGGTGGAGCCACGCCTACTCACTGCCGGACGACTATGTGCGGGCCTTCAGGATCAACGGCAAGGAACTCCAGCCCGACTCTCATAACTACGGCTCCAGCGGCCAACCGGGCGGCCACGACCTCTTTGAGATCGAGGTGGTGGAGAACGCCGATGGCCTCCTCAAGCGCTGTCTTCTTACTGACGAGGGGACTGTCATGTTGGAATATATGTTTGATGTGGGTAACGCCAACATTGACCTGTTATCACCGATGACGAAATGGGCAATGGGAGTGGCGCTGGCGGCCCATGCCGCCCCCAACTTCGGCAAGTCTCAACAGGATATTGCGCTCCTTCAGGAGAGAGCAAACAAGGCGCTCATGGACGCCAAGGGGGTGGACGGGCAAGAGGGCACCCCGCAGATGTTCCAGACCACTCCAATACTTGACAGCAGGTACTAATGGCATGGCAGGTCCAGGAGAGTTTTAGTTCTGGGGAAATGAGTCCTCGCGCCTTCCCAAGGGCGAGCCTCCCCCAGGTGCAAAGCGGCGCCAAGACGATGCTCAATGCGTTCATAACAGCCTATGGCGCGGCCCAGAAGCGCTACGGCAGCCGTTTCGTCAAGTTCTCCGACTACCAGCCAGACGCTTCGGAAGTTGGGAATGATTTGTTGGGTGGCGAGGCAATAGCCATTCCCTACGAGACCACAACGGGCGGCAAGTACATGGTGGTTCTTACCAAGGTGGCCGAGACTGACACCCTGGCCACTCTGAAGGTGTTGGAGGGCTACTCCTACATCGGGTTCGCTGACGACCAAGCGCACGGCCCCATCCCGGCGGTCTCTCCAGCAGACAACACGAAGTACAATACCTTCTACAAGTTGAAGGCTGACGGCCCCCCGCCGCAGGATTCCGAACTGCAAGACATTCAGTATTTCCAGATGGAGAATAAGTTGTTCCTGCTCCACCCGGCGCACCCCCCTCTGGTGCTGGAGCGGACGGTGATAGGAACGGCTGAGACCTGGAAGTATGAGGTAGCGCCATTCATGGACACCTCCCCACGGGTTCATGTAGAGGGCAACACCATTGGCCTGTTAGTGAACACTGGGGACCAGGAGATCACCGCCACCTCTGACTTGTTTGTGCCAGAGGACTTGGGTTCTTATTGGCGGGTGGGCGGAACCAAGCCTGGGAGTTCTTATTCCGAGTGGGTGAAGGTGACCGAGTACCTGTCGCCTACCATGGTTGGCTATAGCCATGTAGACTCAAACGGGCCTGCTAATGCGCCCGGAAACAACTCACTGGACTGGTGCGGGCCATTTGTAACCTCCGAGCCCTTGGACATCGTTTGGGCCACCACTCCTCCTGCCACCAATACCACGCAGGTAGTAACTTGGCCCACCACTCCCACCACGGCCTTGATCGGCAGCCTCTTGGTTGCCGGGGATCTGTTTGCAATGGTCATTGCCATTGGTTCTGGAGACAGTGTCTCGGTCAGAGTGATAAGAGGCGGCGTCATCGGCGCTACGGTCAGTCACAAAGTAATGGGGACGAGAAAGGGGGTGACGAGGGACTACTATATGCGGTCCGCGCTTTCTTCGGATGGACAGATTTGGTCTACAAAGCAGGCGTGGATCCCCACTGGCCACGAGACTCATTTTGACGGAGCCGACGGCACGGCCACCCGAGGGGGCACCGTGTTCATAGCGGACGGGATTGTCGCAGTGACGGGTACGGAGTCTCAGGAGGGGTGGCGAGGATACGAAGTCGTCAATATCGACGGAAGTGGCTATGTTGGCCCCACCTTCAATATCGGGTTCGGCATGAGCGAGGGAGTGGGGTTCCCCTCCGTGGGCACCACCCACCAGGGCCGGGCAGTGCTGGGGGGCTTTATTGGCCCCACCGCTGGCTTTGGACTCTATTCCGAGAACCTCGTGGTGAGCCGGGTGGGCGAGCCGCTGGATTTCTCCCAAGGAAACGGGGACGCTGTCGATGGGTTCGGCCTCATAGCCCGTGACGGCGGCCCGATTCAATGGGTTGACTCCAACAGGGATCTCCTCGTCGGCTGTGATCGAGCAGAGTACAGGGTGAATGGCGTACCAATCTCCCCAACCACGGCGGCTCTTATCAAGACATCCTCTTATGGAAGCAGCCGGGTCATGCCTGCTCGACTGGGAGCCGCCACTCTATATGTTGCCCGTGATGGCAGAAGCCTTTATATGGCCACCTACAGCGATATGCAGGACACCTACGATGTTGCTGATGTCACTGACTTGGCTGACCACCTGTTTATTAACGAGTCGATTGCGCAGTTGGTCGTCACCACCTCGCCGGACATTCTGGTCTGGGTAAGAACCAAGTCAGGAAAACTACGGGTGCTGAACTGGAAGCCTAGCACGAAAGTAATGGGGTGGAGCCGAGTGGAGACGGGTGCACCGGACGCGGTGGACTGGATCTCTTCCCGGCCCACCCAAACAGAAGGCACATCGCATGACAATGTCTGGGCTGTTATCCAGAGGAAGTTCGGCGGTGGGCCTGTTGGAGGGGTTCAAGACAAGACATACCGAAGCATCGAGTCCTTTGGCGAGATATACACGATGGATCAGGAGAACACCTACACCGGAACCGCCCTAACTGATGTGCTCACTGATGTTGGTGGTGCTCCAGACCGCTTGACCATTGGCGCCTTGAGGGGGCAGACGGTCCAGGTGGTAGCGGATGGGGTGTATTACGGGGATGTCACCATGGGCTTCACTGACGACACTGGGGCGGATGTGAGCAACCTGGGAATGGTCGCCATGCCCACCTCGCTGACTGTGGGGAGGGCGGTCTCTTATAAGATTGAGCCGTGTATCCAGGAGACCGATGTGGGGAGGGGGACCACCCACGGGCACCGCCGCAACATCAGCCGAATACTGGTGTATGTGCAGAACGCTCGTGGGTTGATTGTTGAGGGCTATGCCATGGACACCGTTCCTGGGGTGCCTGCTAGTGCAGTGGTCCCCACATTTGGTGGGTGGGTGAGCGTGCCTGTTATCGGGGACTATGGGAACCAGCCAGTCATAACGGTGACCCAGACAGCGCCCTACCAGATCGAGGTGTGCGCTGTGAACATGGAGGTGAGTTATGGCGACTAAGACGGTGGCGGAACTGTGCCATCGAGAGTACGAGACTGGTGACCTATGGTTGCTCAAAGGAAGGCTCATTCCTAGCGCAGGCAGATCTTATGAATACGAGGAGTTTGCACAAGAGGGATATGCCCTGACTCTTATCAGGAATGGAGTGGTGGAAGCGTGTATGGGGGTTGTCGCAGTTGATGACGGTATTGAACTGTGGAGTGCTCCCAGTATAGGATTGGTTGAGGATCATCTTGTAGAGTATTGCAGGCTTGTTATGAGACTTGTCGATGTGGCGGCAGATGAGCATCGTGAGGATCTTATAGTTCATGTGCTGGAGGACGACATAAAGACCCAGCGGTGGCTTTCATGGTTGGGCTTTGAGGACCGGGGAATACGGAAAGAGGGCGGGATAGCAATGCTGAATATGGGCGGGGGTGACAATGGGTATTGAGACCGCCGTCATGGCAATCGGTGGAGCGGTGCAGGGCTACCAGAACAAGAAGCACGGAGATAATGCCGCTCGTGCTGCCCACCGGGCCTCACTTGCCCAGATCAAGGCTCAGAGGCAGGGCAGCGTGGCCCAGATTGCTCAAGGGCTAGGGGACGCGCTCATGGGCGATAAAAACCTCGCGTGGTCACTTGGCCGGGTGGTGGGAGGCGCCACGGCACAGGGCAGCGGCAGGATGGGGGCACTGGATATTGCGAGGGCTATGCAGGGTTCATTCAACATGACGCAGCAGGCAGACAACACACTCCAGGGGCGGTACAACGCGAACTCTGCGAACTTCACAAACTCCATGCTCTCTGCTGGCGGGCAGATAGTAGGCGCCTGGGGGGACGGGCCGACAGGCACTTCCGGGCTTAACTACGGCCCCACCGCTACCTACTTCGATTGGACATAAGAGATGGCAAAGATGCGCCGCCCAATAAGAGAAGGTTCAGCAGCCACGCCCCGCTATCGCACTCAGTTGTGGTCAGCGGAACAGGCGGACCCACGGGCTGTGTATGAGGCGGCACAACGGCCCGGCATTGGTGTTGGCCTGAACAACCTGTTTAAGGGGGTGCAGAAGGCTGGCAAGAACATTGAGAAGCACCAGGACCGCCAAGCGCAAAAATACATAGCCCTGGCAGAGGAAAAGATAACAGCCCACAGGAGGCGAGGCTTAGGGGAGGCCGCTGACGCATTCCTCAACGCCGACATGATAGACCCAGCGAAGTATAGCGCTCAGATCGAAAAGGTTGTGGATGATTCGTATGCCTTGGTTCTCAATGATCCCTCTGCGCCGGAAGCCGCAAGGAAGTGGGCCAGAGACAATGCCGCCCTGACCAAGGTTAACCAGAAGGATGGGGCGAACGCTATGGTTCAGTCCTCCTGGCATCAGCGGGTTGGGAAGCAGGTGGCCGACTTTACCGAGAACCTTCGGTTAGGGAAGGACGGGCTTCCCAGGTCCGAGCCGCTAGACATGGATGAGTTGCGAGACTTTCTTGGACCCATGACTTTGGAATACGAGGCCGTTCTAGCATTGGACGATAAGGGGCCTGCGGCAGAGGAGTTCAAAACAACAGCCATGGCCAACATGAAGTCCGCTCTGGGTGTGTGGGTGAGAGAGTCAAATACCACTCTTTCTGGGGCGCTACTGAACTACAGAACGCTGCTTGTTCAGCAAGAGGCGGCGCAATACTTCACAGCGTTCACCGATTCCTCGGGACTTCCAGGGGGTTCTTACGCCATAGCCGTGGAAGAGTGGATAGCAGGGGACATCTCTGACGAGTCACTATTGGCATACGAGACCGCTATAGCAGAGGATAGGGCCGATGCTGGAGAACGGCTCACCTCCACATACATGGGCTTGTTCAGCATGGCGCCAAAGGATATGGGGCTTGGGCTGGATGCCGACATTGCTCGCGAGTTGGTTTCGCACATCACTGATTTGAGTGCCGACGCGATGGGGGACAAGGGCCACCCGTTCAGGACCATGATCGAGGACTTGCCGTTGGCGATGGTTGAAGCCATGGGTGTTAGTGGGAATGAAACTGGCACTCTCAACACCGACTTCTCTGTGCTAGATAAATCTGCTGGCCATCTAGGCGATATTATAGCGATACTAGAACTGGGGCAGGGCACGAGCCTCTTCAATGGCGCCCTCTTAGGGGAGTTTCAAGAGGCTCAGTTGCAGGCAAGCAAACTCAAGAAAGAGATCACGGGCTTCGTGGAGTATTGCAACAAGCCCGATGGCGGACTGACGATGGAGGGCGCCCGATTTATCGGCAGATCAAAAGTGAGTCCAGCGGAGGGCGCCGCGCTGCGGGCCATGATTGGCGAGTCCGTTGAAGCCACTATGGCGGGCGGGTCTTCCGATACGCAGAAGGCGGAGAAGATTGCCACCTTCTTCCTGGGAATGGCTACCAAGAGCGGCTTCCCCCAGGCCGCCAGTGCGTATCTCCAGGACGCAATCAGTTCCTCCTTGAGAACCGGAGGTGGAGCGGGCAACTTCAGGATGTACTGGTTGCCAGTCCTGTACGACATGGCGGTTGTTCGCGCTGAAGCAAGCGGCACAGAGACCCAAGGCGCAACTTCACGGGGCTTGGCGGCGTCTGGGGCGGTGCCGCATCCTATTCGCCCCGGTGTTTTCACGGGCGAACTGAAGGATGCGTATCGTTTGTTCCGCATTACTGTCAATGAAAACTCCACTGGTAAGGTGCCTGATAGTGAGGAACTGTGGGGGTGGTGGCGGGATGCGTCGATTCAGGCGGGAGAACAACAATGATTCCTGATCGGCGCGAAGAGCGTCTAGCGTCTGGGTATGCGGCTATGGGGTACAACACCACCGAGGAGGTGGAAGGGTTGTGGTCACTCTCCGGGTTCCAGGAGGAGTTGGCTACTCGTTTCTCGGGGGAGGCTGGGGGCTTTGAGGGGTGGGCACAATCTGAAGCGGGCTTCAATATAAACGAGGGCATGGTCTTTACCTCAGGTTTGCAAGATACACGCAGGACCGCGAGCGAGGCGCTGCACAACTCTTCTGGTCTGCTTCGTAAGGAGGTTGAGAGGAATATGTCCACCTTCCTGTTCGATCACCCAAACGAGGCCAGCCAGATGCCGATGAGATTCAGAAACGAGGTGGAGAAGTGGTTCGAGAGAAGAGACTACACGATGGTGGGTAGGCAGAATGTTAGTATGGAAGCCCTCCTGGGACAGAAGGGCAATCGGAACTTGCTTCCAGGCACCTACCAGGGAATCCAATACGAAAGCGGTGCAGTGCTGGAGATGGAGTTGGCCAGGGCATTACAGGCGTCGGGGAAGTATGACGGCACGACTGGAAAGATTTTCGACGATCTGACAGACGAGGGGAAGGGCAGGTGGGTTCTGGAGCAGGCAGGTGAGTACGGCCAGTTTAAACTGTTTGTCCTGCCACGAGATGGAGGACCATCAGGGGTGGTGAGGGACGCTGAAGGCAACGACATAAAGATAGACCTTAGAGATGTTGGCAATACCGAGTATTTCCGACTGCATAAGATATGGTCCCATTGGGGCAGGCCCTCTGGCGGCGCCCTTGCCAACCTCTTAGACCCGCATCACCAGGGCAGGATGTCCGTAGACGCGTCCTCCCCCGATCACCAGTGGGCTACAGGGATGATGATAGAAGCGGCGGCTGCGGCGTTCTCTGGTCGTGATACTGAGTTTAGTTTCCCAGAGCGAGGCGTGGGCCAGCGTGGCGAACAGCCGTGGTTTGGCGCTCAACGCACCCTCCTTGAAAGAGATGTGATGGGTCGCGTGCAGGAGGGGGGGGTGGGCGAACTCATCAAGAAGGCAGTGAAGGGCGCGTGGTGGTTGGCCACCGTAGGTGGTCGCCAAGGAAGGAACTCAAAAGATTTCTTCAAGAACGCGCTTGAGGAGGCTCGCCAGATTGGGAGGGCGGGGAAGAGTGCGAAGGATTGGGGGACGGGGGGGGTGAAGAAGATCCTGGAGAAGGTGGCTGCGGCTGGAGGGGCGGGAGCATCTGCGAAGAAGATAGCGGGGGCGACCATCACGGGGATTGGTAAGATATTACTCGCCGCCACGAACCGATCAATAGGCGGATACCCCGGAAGGAGCGCCGTTCTCGGCACCGTTGCTTGGTGGCTTTACGATGCCTCCGGTGACAAAGAAGGGCTACATCCCGTCGAGATGACACGGGAGATGATGTATGCCGTCATGGAGAGTCCCGAGGCGCAGGTACTGTTCAAGACGCCGATGGACCTCCTTGAGCCGTTGTTGAACAATGAGGAATCCTATCCAGGGTCTCAAGCATCAGACTGGAAAGGCTCTCAAGATCCACCTGTCTCCAGTTACCAGCCGGGAGAGTCTGGGTTCTCTGATGTAGATGTAAAGATGATTACGGCAATAGTGGATGAGGTAGGGAGAATCCAGGCCGATGAATCATGGGGGGCGTGGTGGACAGATGTGCTCCTAACCGATAACGAGCAGACGCTGGCTGCCTCCATGACGGTCGTCAACGCGATGTTCCCTAGTCTAGAACGCGAAATGGACTTCGATCCAGCCGTCATGGAGGCGGTGTCTATGCTGATTTCGAGAACCCCGGAGGGTAGCGACAACGCCAAACTTGTGTGGGGGATGCTCAAGGAGCATTGGGACAAGTCTGGCGAGGAGCAGGAGGGTTGGCTTTGGGACTCCACGCCTACCGGAGACGACCGCATGAAGTTGTATCGGCAGTATTTGAATGAAGATGAGCGGTGGGGGGATCTATCTCTGGCTGACAAGATGGAGGCTATGTTGGTTGGCCAGGGCTGGGGATACTAATGGCGACGACCTATAAACAAGACCCCCCCAGAGCCTACCCAGAGGCGCTGTACTATAAAGGGACACATAAGCGCGGCAGAGACATTACTAGGTTCGGGGCAGCCTTCCGAGACATGAATCTGTTCTATGCTGGGTATCGCTATTACGACGACCACTACTCCTTCCACATCCCTCCGACCAAGGGATGGGGGGTGGAGCAAAACAAAGCCAACCTCTCGGCATACTACGCGCCCCATGTGAAGGCTTACCCTCGCCTGCTCTCTGCTCGTAGCAGGCAAGAGCAGGACCGGGTCAAGGATATTGTGCGGCGCTCAGTTGCCGATAGGGAAGTGCTGCACGACATGGGCTTTTTTGAGAGCCTCATGTTCTACCTCCCAGTGGGAATGACCAGCCCCGAGAACTGGGTGCCACTCTCTCGCGCCTTCCGGTTGGGCATGACTGGTTCGAGGGCGGGTGCTTTCAAGGTGGCTGCCGGAACTGGGGGCCGTGCGGTAACGGAGGTTGAGAAGGCGGCTCTTATCGCCGCTCATAGAACTCACCCGGCAATCGTCTCGGCGGCGCACATTGGCGACGATATGACACACGGCCTCGCTCAAAACCTGCTTCAGAGAGTTGCTCTATCAAAGACCACGATAGGGCAGGCGGCTTTGGCCACTGGCCTGGAGGGGATGATAGCGGGGGCTGTTTCTGAGATGGTGCTTCAGAAGACTCAACCGCTCCGCACCATGGAGGAAACCTGGATGAGCATCGTCGGAGGCGGCGTGTTCGGAGCCGTTCTCGGAGGAGGCTTCTATGCCATAGGCAAGACTTATCGTGGGGCTTTGACCAGTTTGCTCGGACAAGAAGTTGCAGGTGATGTGGCGGTGGCATTGAGAGGCGAATTAGGCAACACGCTCAATGAGGTGGTTGAGGCGGGTGCAACAGGCTGGATAAGAAAGAGTGACAGAAAGGCGATGGACGAGGGCTTCACTCCCCCGGACGGGCACAGGGACGAGTACGACTATGTGGAGGTGGCGCCCGGCGCAGATACAAGGGCGGCTGCTGACGAAGCAGTGACGAGGGTTGTGGATGAGGAAAATGCAGCGAGGGCGGCGGAGGAGGAGGACGCAGCGAGGGCGGCGGATGACGATGACGCCCCAACTGAGTTAGCGCAGGCAGAAGAAGTTGCCCCGAGGGAGAGTGCGACCGAAGTTGCCACTAGCGATGCTGCCATTGCGAGTCCTGCTGAAGTCTTGATCTCGAAAAGGATGCATGAGGCCCTGCTCCGGCTCGATGCGGACACCAATACCGTAAGCAGTAAGGTGGCCAGACTGGTCGGCCTAGCCGAAGGCAACACCTTCTGGGGCCGACTCGTGGGTCGCTGGCTGCTCTGGAGTCCCAACACGAGAATGGGCCAAGAGATCACCGACTACGGGCGGCAAATGTATCAGTTGTTTTCTGGTGGAGCACTCACTCAAGAGGCAGGGTCCAGAGGCCACGGTGTTAATCGTCCTGGAGCGGACGCAGCGTCGCAGTACATGGAAGTGATGAACCTGAGGCTAGTGGGAGAACTTGCCAAACTCGCCAGGGAGGTCACGGCGTCGTCTGGCGTATCAGAGATAGACCTGCGCTCCCTCGCCCACTCTTATGCTGTGCGCTCTTATGAGGACGACGGTGTGACCCCTCGTGCCCTAGATTTGGCGGACGAGTTCCATGAGAGTTCAGGGCTAGAGGGGGCCGAACGGTCGGTATACGACATAATCAATAAGATTGAAGACCCGACTGCTAGACAGGCGGCAGTTGACGGTGTCGAGCGTGCGGTCAAAGAGATATATGATCCGTTCATCGAGAACACCGGGAAACTCCTCAGGTCCATGGGCCTTCTGAAACTGGATTCCAGCCAGACCCGACGCATGGCAGCCATGTATGTGGCAAGGATGTATGACGCCACGAAGATCAGGAAGCACTATGATGCGTTCTTTGCGTCTGTTCGTGCCGGGATCGAGGAATGGAAAGCCTCCGACGAGCCGTCGCTAGTAGCGTCGATTGAGGTTCAAAGGCAACTGGTTGCTGACCCCGGCTCGACAGCCTCTGACGCTGCGCACTTGGTCGTCCTGGAACAAAGGCTGGCTGATCTTATAGGCATAGACGACGCTCGTATTCACGCCGTGATCCGCAACATAATCAATGACCCGATCAACTCTGACATGGCCTCTAGCCGAATGGGCCCGCAGAACTCTTTACACGAGAGGGTCTTGTTGCTCCGTGATGAGTTTGTGGAGCCGTTCCTTGTTAAGGACATTGGGCTGGTCATGCAGACGATCACTAAGAGGCACATCCCGAAGGTGGCGATCTACCGATACCTCGCCTCCCCGGTGCAACTGGAACTCATGCAGCGCACGCTGGATCAGTATGAGGCTTTTGACGACATAATGAAGGCGCTGCGTGACCCTGCGACTGGGAAGATTCCAGACAACTTGCCCAGGGCCGAGGTGGAGAAAGTCACGAAAGCAATGAATGACCTCTTCCAGTCAACTAACTTGTTGAGGCTTCATAATGGCTTGCGCCTCTTATCCGTGTTCAAGCCAGAAGTAGCAGGCCAAGCGGTCGAGGCCAATGGTCAAGCCGTTGATATGGTCGGTATCACTAACAGAATCAAAGACCTGCTGCAAGAACACAGAGACGCTAGTGACACGGCTCATAACCAGCAAGTTGTTGCCGACGGGTTTGAGGAGAAACTGCTGTCACTGGAGCAAGATATTCAAGACTCGATGAGGGACGCCATTGGGGGCACGACTCCGGCGGAATCCGTGCTGGATGCCGCCACACTAAGACAGCATCGTGGTTCTCTTATTGTGCAAATGCTTGACGACATGGTTGCCCGAGTGGACTCCGATGAGATTCGTGATGCTGGCGCTGAGGTGCAGGCAGCCGTGAGCACACTGACTGCCTTCGGAGATGAAGGCGAGAGAGCCCTCAGGGGCGAGGCATTTCTTAACGGCTTGAAGGCGGACATAAGGGAAACGGTTGAGCGGGAGTTTGCCGCGGTCGTTGAGTCGTCCCGGACGCCGGATAACAACAACCAGGGCGGTGATGTTAGTACAAGGGTTGCCAATATGGGCCCAGCCGCCTGGGTGCTACACCTCGCTAGGAACATCCATGATCCAGAGAAGTTGATATCAGAGGGCTGGGCGAGCCGAGAGATGATCGACTTGGTGGAGTCGAAGTTTCTCAAGGGTGGGACAGCCGAAGCGGGGGGGGCGAGCGTCACCAAGGGCGTCTTCCAGTTAGACCCGCATGGCCTCAAGGATGTTATTAAAGGGTTCTCGGGCGCCGACTTTTCCACCGCTGTCCATGAGATTGGGCACGCCCTTCGGTTAAGGACTCTTACCAGGGCGAAGATTACTGATGGTCATGCGGGAGATGTTACCCACCAGGATATGGACGACCTTGAGTTGTGGGCGAATGACGGCAGGGCTCTTGATCCGTTGGCTGAGGGCAAGGATCGAGTGTGGACAACAGACATGGAGGAGAAGTTTGCCCGTGCGTTCGAGCAGTATGTCGCCGAGGGCAAGTTCCAACCGGGCGTCAGCGCTGGTGTGAAACGAGTCATGGAAGAGTTGATGAAGGCGATGAAGAGGGTGTATCAGGCATTCGCTGGCCGTTTCTCTACGCCGCTCGACCCGAGGGTGAAGACCGTGTTCGACAAACTCCTCTTATCAGACGAGGACATAGTGGCTGCGGCTGCCAGGGAGACCAACAACTCACCACACAGGCGGCTCACCGAATCTCAAAAGACTGACATTAAGAGAGTCTTCCACTTGTCGGACTCTGAAGCCGATGGCATCTACGAACTGTATGACGCCCTCAACCTTGACAAGGGCATGATAGTTTTCAAGGACAGTAGCGAGGTAGCCCCAGGCGGCCTGGAGCAGCGAACCGAAGGCAAGGGAGAGTTCCTTGCTGATAACAAGGTAGATCTTGCAGGGTGGGTGGACGAGTTCACAAACCACCCTGATTGGAAGGAACGATATGGCGAAGAAGTCATTGAGGGACGCATACGCACGAGCGGCTTCCGCGTTGAGTCTACAGCCGGAGTTCTCTTCAGGGACGGGCTTATCGAAACCGCCACAACCCACAGATTCGGGAAGGCCGTCGAGGTCAAAGACCAAGCCTTCTACCTCGACCCAGAGGCCAGAATCTACCTCGCCAGAGACGCCACCGCAGGGCTCGTAGTCACTCCAGATAGAGACCTGATAAGCGTCCATAAGATGCCGGGCAGTGCCGCAGACATAAACGGGCTTCTCTCGCAGGCAAGCAAGTTCGCTGAAACACTCGACGGCTTCGATATCAATGGCCACCTGCCCACCCTCTATGGCAGGCATGGCTGGCGTCCGGTAGCCAGGGCGGAGTTCAATCCAGACTTCCGTCCTGAGGGCTGGGATATGAGGCCAATAGATGAGGGCGGCCTGGGGACTCCTGACATTGTTCTTATGGTGTATGACCCAACTGATGCGCTCAGGCTTCCGCACGCTGATTCGTTTAACGAGGTGAGGGATCAGGTTCCATTCTTATCAATGGATAAGTATGACGACGCAGTTGCCCTACAGACCCAGGCCAAGGAACTTATCCGAGAGTCTGTAGGGGGGCGCACAGGTGACGAACTCGACATACAGGCCAAGCAATATTTCCAGACCGAGAGCGAGGTGCCTCGTATAGAGGGAGAAGACCATGGGTCGCTGGCTGCCCGTGCAGTACACAGCCCTGATAATCTTCTCAGAGTCTTCGGGACTCCCGACAACATAGAGGGTACTGGAACTCACCCTCGGTCAAGTCTGCCGAACACTCCGGTTCGAGATCTGTGAAGACGATTTAGAAGGGACCAGGGGGGAGGTTGTCCACCCGAACTTCCCCGGCACGACCGAGGAGTTTGGGCTGCCCACCACAGCCGGAGCCCTGCGAGAGGCCGGATACAAAGGCGCTGACAAGGAGAAGATTGAGCACTGGCACGAGACTACCTATGCAACTAAGCCAGACGAACAAAGAAAGAAGTCGTTCTCGGTAGAAGACTCGATGAAGTTGCAAGATGAGATTCTCGTCCCCCATGAGAAGGTGCTGCGCTACATTGATGGAGTGGACGAGGAGCAAGTGCAAGTATCTGCGATGGGGTACGCCCCGTTGGTGGCAAGGAAGATCCATAACGAACAGGCAATAAGTTATGGCGAGATCACCCGCCTCATTGATAATAGGCTCGACTTCCTTATGTTCCAAGGGCTGCATAGCCAGAGAGAAGAGATCGAAGGCTACTTGCAATGGGCGATACGGCAGCATCCTAATGGCAAGCCGTTCCTTGTCGGTGATGATATCAGTCTTGGGGTTCGTGGGAACGGCGGGGAGGCCGTGCATCCTGAGAGTTTCATAAACGCGCACTCTATCACCCGAAACAACGGCATTGCAATCACTGACGAAAACCTTCTGCGAGCAGACCTAGACCACGAAGTGTTCCGTAAGGATTATATTGAGCAAGCAATGTCTGACTTTGATTATGTTATCAAGCAGGTTGGGGAGGGAATGTCTGAGATAGACAGCGTCGCCACGGTCAAGGTGCTCAATGACCTCAAAGTAGAGGTACGGGCGGTGCTGGAGAACACGCCGAAAGTGCAAGGTGGACTGCTCAGTTCGCTTGCGTCTGATATGTCCAACTCGTTGATTTACAACAGGACGAGAGAGTCCCGAGTGTACAAGGCGAGCAGAGACCTAGCAGCAAAGAAGAAAAGTGGCGCCCCTCTCACCGACGCCGAGTCTGCAAGGGATGTGTGGAGCCGTAGCGTATATAAGGAGTCAGGCGCCAAAGTGAGGCCGGAGATCGGCGAGCCACCGCAAGGCCCCCTGGAAAACCTCCCTTGGTACAACCTGACTGGGCTAATCGAAAAGCAGTCATGGAAGGGTCACGAAGAAGGCGGACTGGTCGCTCGGGCTATCATGGATCTCATTGGGGATGGCTATCATAACCCGGAAAGCCTCGACATTCGCCTGGGGCAGTTCGAGGACAATGTCCGCTTGAGTAAGATATGGGCCAAGCAGGATGCCCTGTTCAATCTTGAACTCGAAATAAACAAAACAGATCCACTCCTCACTAAGTCAGCCAGGAAGAAGGGAGAGGCTGCGGTCAGGAAGGCTTGGAAAGAATGGGGCGCCAAGTTCCATAAGGAGCAGTGGGAGCCCGTATTCGGCAAGGGTAGCAGGGTGGACCCCCACGGGTTCGGGACTGTAAAAACTGGCCCTGATCACCACGGCTCGACCCTCAGAGAGTGGGAGCACGATGGTGGCCTGATCGACCTGGAGAACATTAGAGACATCGTGCCCGGTCTGCTTGAGGAGTATGGTCAATATCAAGCGCAACTAAAATCAGCGCTTCGAGTCCTTTATCCGTCAGGTCTGATTCCGGTTGCTCGGTGGCGAGACTTCCTAAGCAACGCACGAAGCGCAGAGCATGACTTCAGATACTCCACTGCTGGGACTCGCTCACCAGACACTGCGATATCCTTGAAGGCAAAACAGGGCGCCATGCTCAGTATGGGTGACAGGTCCATGTTGTCCGCTACGATTCAGCATCCTGAGGCGTTCCATAAGACGACCATCGGTGCTCCGCCCCCTTACGGAGTTCGTGGAGCCCCCGAGGGGTCGGCCACACATGATGTAGCGTACCATGAGACTCAGAACATGGTCCTCACCAATGAGGGCGATAAGATCATGAAGGTGACCAAGGGCAGGAAGGTCTTGAAGGAGGTCAGAAAGGACGGCGACACATTCGAGCAGCCCTCGGATGCCTGGATGGCCAAAACAGAGGGCACACAGCCGGGCGTCGCTGTCCATGAGATCGTTCATATTGATGACATCTTGTTCATGGGTGCCGCCCGAGAGGGCGAGGTCCATGTCAAGAGGAACGCCCTCCTCTATAACAAGCATCGCACAGTCGCAGATCTATACCAGACCAGCGAGGTCATCCAGAAGATCATGGATGAGGTTGAATCTCTTATTGACGGCAAGAAGGTCACCCCGAACGCTGCGGTGGCAAAGGTGCTGGTAAGGCTTGGCTGGGCTGTGCCGATGGGACAGGCCAATCAGACGGGGCTCAAGCAGGTCTCGCCCAGGCAACTGAAATCAATGCTGCTCGCTCTGCAAGCGAACAGTAAGAGGATGCTCTTCCACGACAAGGCGGACGAGGCTGCCCGATTCTGGTACGAAGATTCCTCTGCCGGAATCCTTGAGGCGTTCCAAGGAGACCTACTTCAGGCGTCGATGTTCATTGATGTCCTGGCGATCACCTCGGCTAACACCAACCCAAAGCAAAACCTCGGTAACGCATTAGACACCGTGGCCAAGATAATGAACCTGCCAAACCTCAAGTCGGGCGTGACAAACTTGTTCCCGTCCCATGCGTTCCCTCTCACCTTGAAGCCTAAGTTGGAGAAGATTGTTCTTGGATATGACGCCGCTGGACGAGCGGTTCGGCTCGGCGACCAGGACTGGTCTATCAGGCTCAGTTCAGGGAAGCGCAACGCCTTCAAGACCGCTTCCTTTGCTCGCACGATTCACCGGGCGCTCCAGTACGATATCTTCAGAGAGGAAATGCAAGGTCACTGGCAGTCAGAACTGCACGATGTGGTGGCGGATGTTTGGATGTTCCGCCACTTCCAGTTTGGCAAGACCGGAGCGCAGGATACTCCAGCAAAGTTCAATGAGCGTCTAAGGCGGTTCCAGACTCACATGGAGACTCTGGGCGCCAAGGGTGACTCGAAGGAGTTGCGTAAAGCCAGGAATGCGGAGCGTAAGTCCAAGAAGCACCTGAACTATTCGGATTCCACTCGCTCCCTTGATAGTGGCAAAGACTACAAGTTCATGACTGACATGATTGAGATGCTGACCGACGAACTCAATGAAGACGCTTATCGTGGAGCGACGGACTGGAAACCATGGCAAGTACAGGCGATGTTGTGGACAACGCATCGCTTCATCGAGGCGGGCGAGTCTGACCCCATGGTTTACCACAACCTTCTTGAAGAGGGGTATCCGTGGAGGGCGAATCATCCGTTCACGCCGGGCCCCTCCTCCACGCACTTGAATGGCCTGGAGGCCCTGCCGGACAATATAAGGGTGCAGATCGCTGCGCTGCGTAACCGTGCCACCTCTGACTTCCAGACTGACTCTTATGTGATTGCAACAAACAAAGGCGACACTGGCCACGCAACTCTCGACCTCGCTCTCAAGGAAGTTGGAGGCGAGGCCCACGCCCGGTCAACTGAGGCTGTGCGTCGTGTTGTGTCCGAAGAGGCGAAAGTGATAAGAGTGGACGGTGCGGTCACTCCCAAGGGGAACCGTGGTCACGCTACCCAGGTCGTCGAGTTGCGGACAGGTAACGACGACAGGCTACGGGCGGCTGGTGCGAGAATGGGACTGGCTGGTGGCCACGATAATGTCCTCACCTTCCGTGTGCGTCAGTCTGGTAAACAAGCGCTTCAGATCGTCGAGTTTGATGAGTCGCTCAGTGCTACTCAGATCAAGAACTTGCTGAAGCGACATAAGATGGGCAAGCACTCGATCACAAAGGGCGAAGGCGACGGGTATCGTGTCTTCATTTACGATGACACTTACGGCAAGGGGGCGCAGTTGCGCTCGCCTGTGCTCATGAAAGTTAGGGAGTGGGTCAGTAATGGGAAAATCAAAAAGCACGAAGAGGTCAGGGGGACAGCGGAAAGGGTCGGGGCAGACGACGGCTCCAGCAAAGAAGTCATCGCCGCCTCTTATCGAGACACCCTCAGAGGAGTTGACGAGCGAGGGAGCGAAGCCCACAAAGCCCTCGGAACGAGCGTTCCTTATAGTTATTCCCTCGTAAGGGCTACGGGTAGCAGCGCACGGAGTGGGCATAACGCTCCGGGGGCAGACGCTGTTCTCCTCGAACTTGGGCTGCCGGGGCTCTCGTCGGTCACGCCTGGGGTGACTGGTACCACCCGTCTCTTCTTACCGAATCAGGTCATTCCGGCAGCGGTCAGAAGGGAGGCGGAGGAGTGGATCACTAAGACCAACCTGGAGCAGGGCGGAAAGCCAATCTCGAAGGCGATAATCAAAGCGCTCGCAGGAGTGCTCAACGACGGCGTGCACACGGTCAATGCTGGCAACCAATGGGCAGCAGCCACCGCTGCGCTCTACAGGCTCGACTCGATTACCTGGAGCCGGATCGTCCCGCCGGATCTGACGAACTCAAAACTGCACAATGGCTATACACTCATGTTGCCCGAAGGTGCGGTGTGGGACAGGGACTCGCTCGCTGATCTCCGTGCTCATTTCGAGACGCTCGGCCCGCTCGCTAAGAGGCTTCGGTTTGAGCAGCAGAGCCCGGAGGGTCTTGGGATCTATATCACCACGGAGAGAGGGGGGCTGAACTGGTTCCCTGACTCGAAGACAGGGAGCGGTCAGCAGCGCACGGAGATTGACGCTAACCTCTTTCCAAGACTCCACGAGGCGACGCTCACCGTTAAGAGGTCGCTGGCCGAGTGGAACAAGGGGCGCCCAGAAGCAGGGATGGTCGAGTACGAAGGCTTCACTTATGTTGGTAACAGATTAGAAAACGATTGGAGTGTGAATCCAAATGGAGAAGGATATCTCGACGCCCCGTGGAAGGGCCCTGGTGGAAAGGCTGTCAAAGCAAGGGTTCAGGCAGTTGTCAGGAAACTCTTACCCAGAATGGATGCCGCCGACGAAGTTGCCGCAGCCCGGTACGGACTCCAAGTCAACCCAGAACTTCTCAAGTCCTACCGAACCCCAGACCACTCCTCCTCCATCGAAGCCGGGCGGGGAACAAACACCTTCTCAAGGGGCGCCTCCGACCCCTCCGTCCGAGGGCGGGAGCCAGAATACTTCCAGCACAACGAAAGGCGACAGATAAACTCAGACCTCGAAGCGCTTGGCCTCGGCGGCCTGTTCGACAGCGAGACCATTGCTGGTAACCGCCCGGAGATCGAGGCTGCACTTGGGAAGATAAGAGAGGGGCGAGCCCGGATCGAAGCGGCAACACGGGCTGCCGGGGGCGAGACCGACCCCAATCAAATGCTGGAGAGCCTTATCAGTGAGGCTATTGGCCGGGCTGAACAGACTGGTGACCTGCCAGAGATACCGGGCTTCCCCAAACTGACTCAAGGCGTGCAGGATCTCATGGCAGCGAGAGGCCAGGAGGGCGCCGTCAGGGCCGCTAGGGGGGCTCTGGATGAGGCCGACCCTGGTGGTGCCCCCGCCAGAACGGAGGTCGCAGGGGCCCAGGGTGGCCTTCGTGCCGCTCGTCACGGGGTCGCCCGAGCAGAAAGCGAGTTCGATTCAGCAACCCAGGAACTTCGTGCTATTTCCGCTGACCTGGGGGTGCCGACTGACGCCTCCTCCAGGGGGCGGCCAGCCGATGGCTACGAGCCGCACTCTTATGCTTATCCAAAACGGAGAGGGTCGTCGGGTGAGGAGATGGAGGCCATGGCAGGGAGGGCCAGAGCGGCCACCGAACAAGTCCGCTCGGAAACCAGTGGCGACGCTCTCTCTCTTGAGCCGCACCTTGCTGTTATCAGGCGAGCGTATGAGAAGAAGGTGGCAGCGGCCAGAACAGCCGGGAACGATGCGGAGGTTAAGAGGCTGGAGAAGCGCTTCCACCAGACCGCAATGGACTTGCAGGCCATGAAGGATCGAATCCTCAACACTCACGGCATCAATACTGACGCTGTGGGCTACGGAATGAGACTCGCTAAGGCGGCGAAGGACTTCAACTACATTCGATTCATGGGGGGCGTGACCCTGAGTTCGATTCCCGACCTCGCAATGGGGATCTCCGTGGCTGGTCTCCGCCCCTACCTCACGGCCTGGGCCAAAATGCTAAAGGCCGAGATCCTCAACGACGATGTTGCGAGAGCCGACATCGCTAAACTGATCTACGCTGCGGAGACCGTGCTAGGTGAGGAGCGGGTAAGAAAACTCTACTTCCTTGACGACAATCCAATGCAGATCGAGCAGACGAAAGCCGAGAAGGGCTTGGAGTGGAGCGCCCGCAAGTTCGGTAAGTGGTCAGGAATCCAGTATTGGAATGCAGTGAACAAGGCGGTGGCTGCCACGGCAATCCAGAGCAGGGTGATCGAGATAAGCCGGAAGGTGCGTGCAGGAACCGCAAGCGCTTTTGAACTGGAGATGCTCGGCCAGTTCGGGATCGACACGGAAATGGCCACACTCGTCGCCCGAGTGCACGGAGTAGTCGGAGAGACTGGAGTGGACCTGTTTGGTGGAGACTTCTACCACAGCCGAGTGGATCTCTGGGACGGGCCGATTGACGGGCTAAGAGCAGACGAAGTTGCGTTCCTGAAGGAGCAATACTACATGGCGATCATGCAGGCGGTGAACCGGACAATCGTCACCCCGAATGCTGGTGACCTGCCTCTTATCGCAACCTCTTCCGCTATAGGGAAACTCCTCTTCCAGTTCAAGTCCTTCAGTTTCGCAGCCACTAACAGCGTGCTCATCTCTGGGCTCCAGCGAGGACTGGAGTATGGAGATATCTCCCAGGTGATCCTCTTGGCCGGGCTGTCGTCTCTTGGAGGGTTCGTCTACGCAGGCAAGGAGTGGCTCGGTGGCCGTGACCCATTCCGCTACGAAAATGACATCTCCAAGTTCATTGTCGAGGGCATGGACAGAGGCGGTGGCCTTGGAATCCTGAGTGAGACGAATGCTATCTTCGAGAAGACCTTCGGCCTTGGCCTGTCCCAGTTCGCTGACAGTGGACCCTTGTCACGGTACTCTTCTCGTAACAAAATGGACGCCTTGATGGGCCCCACCTTTGGAACGGCGAAGGATATGCTGACTATCGCTGGATCATTCCCTAAGATGTTCACTGCCGACGATGTCAGCGGATACGAGATAGATGCGGCCCGGAGAATGTTCGCATTCCAGAACTTGATCCAGACACGGCTCGCTCTGGATGTTGGGCCGTCTCTTATCCAGGGCGGGGACGACTTCTTTGCTAACTTCAAGCCTCTACACCGTCGTATGGCGGGCGTTGCTGGGATCGGTGAGGAATAAGAGATGGACGATATCGCTTATCAGGTAGGTGTTGGTGGGTTGGTTGCCGTGCTACTGGTAAGGGAGATCCTCGGATTCCTGAAGCACCGGAACGGCAGTGGCCACTCTCCGGCGAGCCATGGTGACACCGCCGTCTCGCAGGCTCTGCAACTGGAGCGGTGGAAGGCAGTGGAAGAGGCTATACGGGCCAGCACGCACACTATTCGTAACAATACCCAGGTGTTAGACTCGCTTGCGCACCATATAGTGGAGAGCAGACAGGAACTCAAAGAGGCCATGGTGGAGTGCCGTGCCTCGAAGCGCACAGGATAAGAGGGGGACTGAAAGGATTGCGTAATGGTACAGAAAAGAAAACCAAGCGGCGGAGGTCTGTATAAGACGAAACCCGGCAAGAGGAAGCCCGGCGCCACGGCCAGGAGAGCCCCGAGCAGGGCGCTGAAGCCGAAGCCGAAGCGGAAGCCAGCAGGAAGTGCTACTCGGAAGCCAGCAGCCGCTGCTAGTAGTCGGAGGGGGCACGCCCTCGGGGGTGCGTTTGGCAATAGTGGGAAAATAGGGGGCATGATGAGATCTCTCGCGGCCAGGACCTTGGCCAAGAGGCGTGCCAGGAAAAAACAATAAGAGGCGGAATGGATAAGAGGCAGGAAAATATCATGACGCATACGCCGCGGGGAATCATTCCTGACAGAAAATCTTCAATCTTTTTTTTGACGGGATTAGCCTGCCTATTAGTGGTGGCGGTTCCCGGTTGCTCTGGCCTCAGCGGATTCCTCGGGGATGTGGGGATCGTTGCAGGTGGCGGGGAACTGGGGGGCGCCGGGGCCGACACCACTACTGAGCAGATCGTTGAGGGAGTGCGGACTGGGGTGGCTCTTCTGCCGTTCCCAGCAGCCGAGGTGCTAACTGCTGTGCTGTCCGCATTGGCAGTGTTCTCTTACATGAAACGAAGGGGGGCTTCCAATGCCCAAGTTACTGACTGATATTCTCGTGAGTCGCAAAGCCCAAGCGACCCTGCTCCTGATCCTGACAGTGGTGTGGGGACCAAATATCGGCCTCGGCCAAGACGCTATTGATGGTATCCAGACGGCCCTGGTCGCCTTCGTGCTGGCTCGTGCAGTGCATGACCACGCCCTTGCCAAGTAAGAGGCGCAGGCCAAGACGAGGCGTGCAGGTGATTAGCCTGGAGGGCTGCTCGCCGAAGCAGAGCACGCTGGAGCGGAAGGTGACCCTTCAGATTGCAGCCTCTGGGCTTCCTCGCCCTGAAGTGGAGCACCGATTCCACGCCACCCGTAAGTGGAGGTTCGACTTCTGCTGGCCCGATCAGATGGTTGCGCTTGAGGTAGAGGGAGGTGTGTTTGGCCCAAGGACTGGACGGCACACCTCCCCGGTCGGATTTCATAAAGACTGTGATAAGTATAACGCTGCAACGGTGGACGGCTGGCGAGTCTTACGAGTCACTTCTAAACATATCCAGAGTGGGGAGGTGATTCCTCTCCTTGAGTCTGCTCTTGTCCGTTCGGGACACCCATAGGAGGAGATCCCACGACCACCGTCCCCGCTTTGCGAGGTCTTCGTCAATAAGATCCGCCCAAGGTGCTGTTATCTCCTTAGTGAGCGTCAGCGTCTGTGCCAACTCTCTCGCTTTGTTATAAAGACGCACCGCTGCACGGGCAGAGGGTTTGCCCATCACCTCTTCCATCGTGCATGGGGCCACAAGCCCAGAAAGGCCGGACAGCACTTTGTCTAGCGGGACCACCGTGCTGTAAGTTTCTCGCTTGGTCAGATCTTTGTGGTATCCGGTGAGTCTCTTGGGGTCGCCTCCCTCCCACCAGATCATGGGCCAGGGCTGCGCTCGATTAGTCACCAGCAGGACCGCCCCCGGATAAGCGTAGGCTTCAACTTCTCGCCCGCTGTCAGGATCGACGACCACCCCAACGCTCCTAGCACCGGATAAGAAGTCTCTTGGCGAGGGAGTCACTGGCCCCCCCCCTCAAGCGCACGGTCGAGGGCGGACGGACCCTTCGGAGTAGTTTCCTCACCGGACTTCGGTTTGTAGTGTCCCTCTTTGGCCTTGGTGAAGTGGTCAGGTGAACCACGCAAGGGGACTCGGACAAAGGTTTCGAGACTCTTACCACCGGGTGACCAGCCCTCGGTCACGGAGAGATCGAAGGGGAGCATCGCCTTCTCGACTAGATCCCAGAACTCCTCCGCCGTGGTCACGCCCTCTTCACGCATTCTTGCTATCACCAGTTTCCTTCTTGGGTTGTTCATGATCGTCCACTTTGCGAGCCCCATCGCAGTGGTCACGACGAGACTGCGAACGAGGTGAGCGTCCCAGTCTTGACGGCTGTCGAGAGCATAGGGCGGCGGATCAGGCCGCTTCTCCCGAGGCTTTTTTCCCTGAGTGCTGGGAGTCGGGGCCACCTCTTTGCGAGGCTCTGCGGGGCGCACAGGAGCCGCAGTGCGAGGCTGGGCGCTGCTTTTGCCTCGCCTCATGGTCGATTCGCCGTCATCGTCCTCTTCTCCCGTGACCATCGAGAGCAGCGCCTGAAGCGAGTATCTTCGCCCATAAGTGATGGCGCTCCCCTGTCCTTGCGCAGTCTGATCCTTCAGCAGCAGGCGGTACTCGGAGGAGATCCACTCCCCACTCTCTGCGTGTGCAACCACGGTGCGCATGATATCTCCTCGACTGTCTGCGATCAGCCTGTGGAAGAGCACCAGCCCAGCGTCATGGAGCGGCTGCTTGCAAGTGCTCCACGACTCAGCGAGCGTCGAGTACCTGCTCTTATGAAACGGATTGGCTCCGTCCTGCTTTACCACTCTCGTGTTTTCTTGTGCCTGAAGCAGCGCTTTCAATACCTTGGACCACTTTGGGCTCCTCCAAGATTCCTCCACCGGGTAGTCCGCCCAAGCGTTTGGCTCAGTTTCGTTCATGGTCGTTCCCTTCTTCTTTCTTGAGACTGATGCAGCCTCTTATTTCTCTCTTCAAGTTTCCTGTATCCCTCAGCAGCAACTGCTGCGAAGTGGCTGGTCCCCCTCGTCACTTCTTCAAGGATGTTGGCGGCCAGTTTCCTGGCCTCGGTGTTGGCCATGGTTCCGTCCTGGATCCGAAGGCTCGCCACATCTTCGAGCAGTTCCTTCAGTGCGTAGACGGCTTCGGCGGTGGGCGTGACCCAGTCGTGATACCCCATCACTTCCCTCCTTTGGTTCGTTTCACTCGCAAGACCCTGAAGACGGCTTCGTTCACCACATAACTCTTGCGGGTTCGCTCTCCATAAGTGAGCGAGAAGTCCTCGGTGGTCGCTTGGTCAGCGTCTTCGAGCACTGCGATAAGAAGCGCCTTCGCTGCCTCCACGCGTTTGTCTGCGACTTTGCGTGCTTCTCCTGCTTCGAGATATTCGAGGCTCGCTTCGTCAATCGCTTCGACCGTGTCTGGTGAGGTGGCGAGAACCTTGCCCGGCAGTTTGACAATCCGCTCTGCACTATCCAGGCTCGGTGCGAGATCCTCCGGCATGATCCCGGTCTCGACCGAGTGATACCAGAAGTTGTCGGCCACACTGACCAGCAGTTCTTGCATCTTCTTATCCGCTTGCACTCGGTAGAGCGCATAGGTGAGTCCGCCGTAAACCTTGCCGTCAGGACCAACTGTTACAAGCATCGCCCCGACCCAAGCCTCGGGTAGATTCGTCACATACATCTGCCACTGAACCTGGATAAGAACGGACTCTGGAATCTCGTCGGTCAAGGGGGTTCCCCACTCATGTGTGCGAGCGGAGGATTTGATCTCGACCACTGCGACCGGGACGCCGTCCACGGTGACGAGCCCGTCACAGTTGGCAGAGTGATTCGTACCCTCTCTTACTCGGAACTGATTCTTGGTCAGTTTGGCAGCGCCCTCATATATGGTCTCGCCGCCGATCTGTTCCCGCACCCACTCGATGGTTCCATCTTCAGAGTAGTTCCCAACCACCATCGGTGAGCCTCGTCCTGCTCGCTCCTCGATCTCAGAAGTCTCTTGAGTTTTCGAGATCCATACATCAGCGGCGTTGGCAAAGGGCGAGACCCCCATCAGTGCAGGCAAGTCGCTGCTCCCGATGTACTTCCGGCGGCGCTGACGCATCTTCTCAGTTATTGGCATTGAACCTCCTCAGATAGATGTCTGGATCGGCAGAGACCGTGCGCATGAGCGTCTCTGGGCTCGCTCCACGGCGAGCATCGTCCCAGTCCTTGCAGCAACCAATGAGGACTGTTGGATCGACGCCAAGGGCTCCAGCAAGTTGATAGATCGTCGAGGTCTTTGGCTCCGAAGCGCCCGTCTCCATCTTCCATATAGTCTGCTCTGATAAGTGCGATGATGTGGCCAGTTGCTGGGCGGTCAGGTCCAAGGCTTTGCGCAGGCGCCTGATCGGGTTTACACCACTCATCATTCTAGCGACCGCATCTTCTAGCACTGAGTTGTTATTCTTGGTCACTGTTGATTCCTTCCTGTGGATTCAGGCTCAACCACACCTCGTGGTCGAGCAGGACCACCGCTGGATTCAACCCAGCAGCAGTCGCGATGGTTGTTATCACATGGACCTCTGGTCGGCGAACACCTCGCTCGTAGGCTCTGATGGTGTTCGGCTTCAAGCCAGTCAGGTCACTGAGTTGCTTCGCAGTCAATCGAGAATCACGCCGAGCCGCACGAAGCGGACTCGACGCAATCCACAGAGACCTTCCGATCTCGACTCGGTTCACTTGTTCGCCCCTCTGGACCGACCTTGCTGCGGACGCTGGCAGGAGACCACGACCTTTTGCCCGGTCTTGAACTCGATCTCACAGGACTGATACAGGACCAAGCCTCCAGGCGAGGCTTCCCAAACACGAGAGACAATCGAGTGGTCGTCGTCTGTGACGGCGAATCCTTGCTCGAAGATCATGGCGATCTCGGAGAACAGTTCTGTTCCCGACATCTTCTCCTGCTCTCCTGGATCAATACGAACGACCTTGTTGATAGGCGGGAGAGTTATCGCTCCTTCTCGCACTGGCGTTGACTGCTTCTTCTTCAAAGCGGTCTCCTTTCTTGCCTAAAAAGGCACTTGCTCTTCTGTTTTGGTTGCCTCGGAACAGGAGTCTCGATGGTCGAATCCGTCAGCGTCCATGGGCTTGTTCTTGCCTTGTCTGGTTCGGATCCAGAACATGGTTTCCCCGCACTTCTTGCACTTGGCCTTCGGTGCATCCTCCGGCATCTCGTACTGGAACTTGCCGTCATCAGTCTTGAAGCAGTGTGCTACTGGCAGATCGCTGCCAGCACCTGAGGGCGCTGCTGCCGCCGCCGGAGGCGCCACTGGCCTCGTCAGCAAAGTGTCGTGCAGTTCTTCCAGGGCAGTCGCCACCCTGCTCATGTGATCGGCAAGTTGCTCGGCAACCGCCAAGAGTTCTTTGCTCAAGAGTCTCTCTTTCCTGGGGCGTTTACCCCGTTTGAGTATTCAGGAACGGTAACAACGAAGGTGATTCTGGAGGGCTCCTCAGTCGTGAGACAGCAGTCCTCGCCCTTGTAGTGGACTTCCATGTCCGCTGAGGTCTGAGACCAGATGACAAGGTGATCTGTGCCCCACTGAAAGACGGACACGACCCGTCCGTCCAGGAGGTGGGACTCTTCTTGGATTTCAGCCCAGGTGCAGTCCGGATCCTCCTCGAAGATCGAGCCCTCGAAGAGGAACGAAGCCTCCAACTCGTTGACAGCCCTCCACAAACCGAGACTGTGCAGTCGGAGCAGGTAAGTGATCGAGTCAGGAGCGGCCAGTTCGGCCACCTTCTCAGAGATGAAGACGGTCTTGCCGATCTCGATGCGACCGTCGAGCCAGTTCTCACGACGAAGGACTGTCTCGCAAAATGCTCTCGGGTCAAACGCTGCTCCGAGAGTTGGCATCTGTGGAATGCTGGGCGCTTGCGTCATCGTGCTCCTCCTTCTTTTGTCACTCTAATAGCGGGCAATACCAGTGTCAAGCGACTGTGGTTCTGTCCCCTCATTATTCTCCTCCAAGCATTATGCGCACGATCAGTGCGAGTGACCCGCAGACCGCAGCGGCAGTCAGCAGAAAGATGGCGTGGTCGAGAGTTGCGTGCAGGAGTCTGTGCCTGCGGCGCTGGGCTTCGGTGCTCTTACTCATCGTTCCTCCCTTTCCTCTTGGAGTTGCCTTTTCCATTCAGGAGAGAGGTCTTCTGTCGCTTCGATCTTCGTCAATCTTTTCACTGCGTCACGAGCATCGCTGCCCCAAAGCATCTTCTTGTTTACAATTACGCCGTCACGCCTCTTCAGGTTCTCCAACACAACCGAAGCGAGCCAGTAGTCCACATGGTCTGCTTCCCCGTTGTGAAAAGTCTCATCGCATTGTTTCCTGCTGCCAGAGCAACTGAATATCGAAGCCTCCACCGACACTTCGTCAGGTCCGCAACGGACGCACATGTCTCCTCCGTTGTCGGCCCAGTCGAAAGCGAAAATGTATCTCTTGAGCGGGCCTATTTTATTCATCGTTCTCCTCCAGTTCGTCAGCCTCTTGCTCGTCGAGCGACTTCCAGTATTCGTCGGTCGGGTCGTCAGCACTGGATTCAGCGCAGGCGTCGAGAATCTCCCGGCCCACCTCCGCAGCGTTCGGCGGCGGCAGCGCCCCCGTGTTCAGCGGTCTGCTCCTGACCAGATCGTCCAGGAAGGGCTTGGCGTTCGCCTTCACATCGCGCAGGAAGCCCTCAGGTGTGGTCTCTGGACCGTGGACCCGGCACAACCACTCGGAGCCCTGTGTGGTCGCCAGGAAGGCCGTCAGAGACGCCTCCAGGGCGGCAGTGTCCTGAGTGATAAGCCCCTCCAGGATCGTCCAGCGCCCGGCGTCACTTTGGTCATTTTCACACATGGCTTCCTCCTTCCATGGTCATGGCCTCGGCGTACCGCTCATAGTACTCAGCATTGTCGTTCAGTTTCTGCACAAGATTATCCAGTCGCTCCACTTCGTCGTCCAGGTCGGGGTCGCCGGAATCGGGCGCCCACTCGTCGATTGACTCAGCAGCCTCTCGCAAGAGGCTCGCCAGGGCTAGTTTCTCTTCTCTTGTCATCTCTTCTTCTCCTTCTTCGAGGGAGGGAGCACCATGCCCCCTCCCGGGCTTGGTCAAACTTGGTCGTTGTCGGCCAGCACTTGCCGGACGACTTCCTCGATGGCTGCTCCCTCTGAGTCCATATCAACGAGCCAGTCCCCACCTCGCAAGTGGTAGTTCTCGCCGTCCAGCGCCGTCTTGCAGGCTCTGTGGACCGCCTGGAACGAACGGCTGGGAAGGGGTTGCAGTTCGCCGTCCTCGCCGCCAGCACTTCCGTACTTCTTGTAGTTGAGAGTCAGCAGACCCGTATCACTGTCTTGGAGTCTCCGTCCCAGGTGGCGGGCAGCCTTGCTCGGCATTTGCACGCCATTGATGCTCTTGTCGAAGTAGTTCTCCCAGTCTCCGTCACTGACTGCAACGATGTCAGCGCCTTCGTATCCGTGCTCGTCGATCAGGTCGAGGGCCTTCTCCATCGCCGGGAACAGGTTGGTTCCTCCGTCCACCCACTGGGTGGCCACCGCCAGATAGTCAGCGGCAGTGGCCGAGGCAGCGTTCTCAAGGCTCAAGGTGACCTGTGAGTAGTGAGCGAACTGCACGCAGTGGAAGGGGCGCTTCTGAAGTTGAGCGACCCGCAGAGCGGCGAACGACATCGCGATGGCCCACTCTCTCGGGGGGCCGCTCATGGACCCGCTCTGGTCCACCACCATGATAACCGGGCCACGGCCATGTGGTGCGGTGGTCTGCTGCTCACTCTGGAGCAGGGTGCCCTCAGCAAACTTCAGGGCGAAGGTGGCGGAGTTGGCCAGTTCCGTTGGGAGGGCCCTGGCAGCGTCACTGCCGTAGGTGAGAGCGGAGTCCTGACCGCTCCCGAGGACATGGTCCTCGACTGCGCCCTCGACGATAGTCATCGCCTTCCCGAGCAGGTCCATGAACTTGGTGTAGTTTCGAGCCTGCATGGCTCCAGCGAGGCGATAGACCGTCTCCAGGCTGTCCAGGTGCTGGCAGTATTCTCCGCCTGTCCCCCGGCCACTTCTTCCTGTGCCCTCGCTGCCCTCGCTGCCCTCGCCTTCGCCGTACAGGGCCTCTTCGCCCAGGAGTTCTTCGAGGTCCGCAAGAACCTCGTCCTTGGCGATGTCTTTCGCTTGGCTCTTCTGGAGGGACTTGTACTTTTTGGTCAGATCCTCACCGGACCCTCTTACTTTCTCCTCGGTCGTGCCGGGGAAACTGGTCAACTGCGAAACAGCGAGAACGGCGAGAGCGCTCTCCTGAAGGTTTCCACGGGTGTGGCCCCGCACCTCGTTGGCGAAGTCCTGCACGGCGGGGGCGTCGAACGCTGGCTGGCCGAGACCAGAAAACTCTCTCATGAAGCCCTTGAAAACATCCATGCTGAACCCGCTGCGCTGGAAGCAGGCGGCGACCCCGATGCTGGCGGGCAGATACCCTTCGCCGAGCACAGGGTCAACGGCGTACTCGACGCCCTTGGCGGCTCCCTTTCCGTTCTCGTTCATCCACTGATTAAAGTCCTTCATGTCTTCTCCTTCTTTCTATGCCCTGTTGGGCCATACTACCTATGCTACTCGATACCTCTGGGGCTCGCAAGTGGGTCGGTCCCACTTTCTCACTTTCCACTTTTGCTGGCTTTCACGGCTGCTTTGCGGACTCGGTCGGCGACCAGCGCCTCGATGGTTCCGTTGGGGTCGCCCTGCACCGGAACAGGCGAGGACTGAACGACCGGACCCTTGCCGTTCCCGATCAGCGACTCGGTGGTCGCTGCCATAATCTGGTCTCCGAGGGCCACTGAGTCGCTGACCACATGAGAGACCGAGGAGCGTGAGTAAATCTCCGCCTCCACGAGTTGGCGCTCTCCTGGGGTGTTCCAGGCCGTGTCAGCGAGAATCAGGGCGTACTCGGGGCCGACCGACTTCTTGCCGTCGAGGTGCGCCCACACCTTGGCGACTTCCATGAGGTTCCGCAGGCGGCGGTCGTCAATCCGGATCCCACGGGTGCGGGGGCCAGTGTGCAGGGTGCTCAGGGCGTCGAGGCACTGGAGCCACACTTTGCCGAAGGCTTTGGTAAGAGGCAGGGCGAGGGCCTTCTGACGCTCTGCGTCCAGGTCAGCCTCGGTCAGGCTACCGATAACAGACTGCGGCAGGCTCGGGCGGTTCCACTCCTGGATTCCCAGCAACTGGGCCCGGCCCTCGTCGCCGACAATCGAGTCGCAGTAACAGCGCAGCGAGAAGCGAGAGTAGAGGGCTTCGAGACTCTTATCCTGAGGCGTCTCGTTGCTGGCGGCGAGCACACAGCGAGTCTTGGCGGCGTGCTCCTTGCCGTCCTCGAAGTAGGTGCGCTGACTCATCAGGCGCAGCATCGAGTTGAGGAGGAAGGGGCTGCTCTTCCAGATCTCGTCCACCACTGCGAAGGTGGCCTCGCTCATGTATCCCTGGCGGAGGCGGACTTGGCGCCCCTCCTCGGTCAGAATCTTGGTGTTCATCGGACCCTCCAGTTCATCTCGGCTAGTGCCAGCGGAGACCAGGGTGTCGAAGACGGTCCCGCCCACGCACTTGGCGAAGTCCTGGGTGAGGTCGGTCTTACCCGTGCCCGGCGGGCCAAGGAAGAAGCAGTGGCTCTTGCTGACCGCTGCGACCAGCAGCAACTGCACCTCGTAAGCACGCTCGATGTAGCGCTCGTTGAGGGCGTGTCGGACCTGCTGGAGCGGGGTGAGGTGCTGCGGGGCGACCGCTGCCACCGCTGCGGAGGGCGGACCTGAAGACTGTACCCGCTTCGTCGGTCGGGTCGTATCCGGCTTGGCCTTGCCCCGAGACTTCCGACCCGGTGCCGCCGCCACTGCGTTCCATGCGGCGAGGGCCGCATCCTCCGCCACATACACTCCCTGCGGGTGACTCGGGTGGATCATGACCAGAGTGAGGGGCAGATCGATGGTGGTGGTCCCCTTGGTCACGGCGAGGACGCCCACTCTTCCGTTGTTCTTGGCCAAGCGCAGACCGCTGACTCCTGCTGCCCTCATAAGACCGACAAGGCTGAAGACCAACGGGCAGAACGAAAGTGAGTTGTGCGCAACGCACTCTTCCATCTCGACTCGGCTGGCGAGGAGCCAAAGATTCCCCGGCACCGTCCCCTGAAACTGTGCAGTGCAGGACTTCCGCACTTCTCGATACGACTTGCTCATTCTATCTCCTTCTTCTTAGTGACTAACACCTACCCCTACGGTACAGCACCACAGGGGGGCTCGCAAGCGGTTCTGTCCCGCCTTCTTATCTTTTCTTATCTGTTCTTCTTGGGACTTACAATCGCCACTCTGGTCAGCATGGTCTGGTGGACGCCTCCGAAGTCCTGGTGACGCTTCACCGTGCCTCTTATGGTGAGGCTGGCGCCCTTATCCAGGTCCGCCACCTCCCCGCTCACGAACGCCGTTACGGTGAAGCGCTCGTCACCGCTCCCCTCGGGGGCCACCTCGAAGTGGAGCAGGGTCCAGGTGGCCCGCTCGACTGGCCCGTTCCAGGATCCGGTCCGGGAAGGTTCCTTCGACTTCGTCGTCTTGGCCACAGTGACCTGGAGGGTGACTCGCTCACCAACCGGGACGGGCAGGAAGGCGCCCTGTGGCCCCTCCTCCTGCCTCTTCTCGAACTCCCCGACCAGCCGCTCCAGGAGGGCCACCTGCTTCTCGCTGGGGCACCATGGCTCCTGAATGATCCGGGCGACGATGCTGGTCGGCTGCTCCAGGCACATCTTCAGCAGCCTCACGAGCAGCGGCTGGTTGTCCTTGTTCCACTGGGCGCGAGCAGCCTTGTGCTGCTTCATGGTCCTGCGGGGCTTGCTCATGAGCGCCCCCTTGCCGACAAGTAAGACTCCTCTTTGATGGCTGCGTGGTGCAACTTGAGGTAGTCGGCGTTGAAGGTGGCCAGGGCCTGGAGGTAGGCCCTGCGACCCGGAGGCAGGTCACTGGCAGGCACAGGATGAATGGTATCGAGCAGGGCGTTCTGGAGCGTCAGGAAGGTGGCGTCACGAGCCTCGAACTGGCCCTCCGAACTGCACGGTCTGGTGGCGGCGGCGAGGGCGTCCAGGATACTCTGCTCCTGGCGCATGGTCTCCTCGTGAAGGGTGGTGAGGTGCAGAAGTCTCTGCAAGGTTGTCATCGGGCTGCTCATGAGCGCCCCCCTTCGCTGTAGGAGTCTGCGAGGTTGGCCCAGTAGGCCACCGCACCGAGGTGCCAGTGGACCCCTGTGTGGCTCTGCCAGTCGAGCGGAACGAGGCAGTTCATGGTGCGACCTCCGCCGATGTTGATGTAGTCGTCGGGGTGCTGGCAATAAGGGTCGTGCTTGCGGGTGTGCAGGATCCAGTCCTCACGGGGCATCTCGTCGCCGTCCTCGTCAGTGGTCGTGAATCCCCTGGCCTTCACCTCGGCGGCGGTCTGGGCGATGAGGCGGCAGAGGCGCCCCTCGTCCCACCCGGTCACCATCGCAACGGCACTTACCCCCACATTGTCAATAACCACATCGTTGGTCAGGACTGCCAGTGCGAAGTCCAAACGGTTCAGTTGGTTGGCCATGGTTGGCCTCCTTCTTCTTCAAGGTTGTCTGCCTCGTCAGGCCCACGGAAACACCCGTGGACGACGACCCTCCAGTGGGGCCGTTTCGGCTACCGCTTGGCGTTCTCAAGGGCGGCGATCTGCCCCAGCACCTTCCTGCGTATCTCCTTCAGGGCGATTTCACGGGTCTTGCCCGGCCCCGAACCCTCGTTCCGGGCGACCTGTATAGCATCACTGAGAGCCAAGTGGATCCTCTCAAGGTCATCCTCAGTCAATGGCTCGGTCAGGAACTCAATCGGGCGGCAGGTTGCGTAGTCGTCGAAGGCAAGGGGCGTGAACTGCTCCACCCACTTCCTGGCGTCCTCCAGGTTCCACTCCATCGGGAAGCGGATCGAGGCGATACCCTCCTGTATGTCTTCAGCGGTGAGGGTTGCTCCCTTCGGGAAGTCCAGTGCGATGAGCAGGGCGCAGGGCTGTCCCAGTGGCGTCCTCGTGCGCACCTCGTCGCCCTCCTGGACGGTGGCATTGAAGTCAGCGACCCAGAGCCTCTGGACCTCTGTGTGGCTCTCGTCCTCGAACAGTCTGTATTTGCCGCTCAGGGCGGCTGCGGTTGGGTTGGTCATGGTCTTCTCCTTCGTCTCGGGTCTCGTGGGGGCGCCACCGTGACGCCCCCCTCCTCTTATCGTTTCGGCTAGCAGAAGTGCGACTGGCAGTACGGCTCGTATCCAGGGAAGTCAGCGAGACAGGCCTCGTGAATCCTGGTGCGCTGCTCCTCGGTCAGTTCGTCGTCGAACAAACCGGACAGGTTGGAGAGGTGCTCCTGGGCGTTCCAGAAGGCGGCCCTCTGAGTGGGGGTATTCTTCGTCCTCTTATTGGCGTTGGCGAGCAGGCGCTCCACTTTGGTCAACTGGCTTCGCAGGCGCAGTGGCAGCGCCTTCTCCAGTTTCGTCCTCTCGTCGTCACTGTTCCCCAGCGACTCCTCCAGCAGGGCGATCAGTTCCAGCGTCTGCTCACGGTCCAGGTTCATGACCGGGTCTTCGAGGTCAGCGCCCACGGTCTCTGTCGTCCACATCGCCACCCGCACTCCAGGCCCTGAGTGCCGAAAGGTGATACTGATCTTTCCGCCAGTGCTTCCGTACAACATCTTGCTCATGAGCGCCCCCCTTCGCTGGTCAACTCGCCCTCCAGCCGGGCGATAGTTGCGGCCTGGTCACGCACGGTCTCCAGCAGTGCGACAAGGGTCTCTCGCTGAACACGAGCGTTTCCGAACCAGCCTCCCGGCCCTCCGACTGGCCTAAGGTCTGTGACGATCTGAGCCAGCACTGCTTCGGCATCCACCGCCCTTAGTTTCTCTCGCTTCTCGTTCTCGGTCATGGTGCGTCTCCTTCGGTTCGGAGGGCGGCGGAAGTGCCACTCTCAACATACCTCTAGTAGAAGGGAGTGGATTCGTCCCGTCAACCTATGTGGGCAAAGTTCTTACTGCCTTCTTTACCAAACACCTACAGAGGGGCAGGAGAGCGGTGGTACTGTGATAATAAATAGTGGAGAATCTTCAGGGAGGCGGGCTTCCAGTAGTACGGTGCTCGCCGGGTCGGGACGGGACCAGGGCTTCGGGAGCAGGCTGGCAGGTCAGCAGGCAAGGACAGGGTTGTGTCGTCCGGGCCTCCACTGTCTCCCGCTCGTGGGTCGCTGGTCGGTGCGCCGGATAAGAGGTCGGGGCGTGCTGGTCGGTGGTCAGGTCGGGCTGGTCGGGTGGTGCTGGGTCGGTGGATCAGTGGTCGGAGGAGGGCTGGATAAGAGCGACCTCGTTCCCCCCCCGTGCGTGTCGTGCGGGCGGGCGTGCGTGCGGGTGGATCGGAGGGGGCGGGGGCCGGATCCTGGGGGCTCGGATAAGACCGACCTCGACCCGGGCGGAGGGGGGGGCGGGCCCCCGGCGGGGCCGTTTCGACGGCAGGTATTATATCCCCTTTGCCGAAATCTGGGCGTGTGTTACTGGGTAGTGCTCTGAGGGGGTGGTAGTGGCCGAGGAGGGCTGTGGGCGATTGCCCCGCTTGCCGCGTTGTTGCCCCCCTCGACCTTGAGGTTCGGAGAAGTTTGCGTCAGGTACTTATCCCGGGCTGGTACATAAGGTATCTCGTGCAGGTGCTCCAGTATCCCTCGTCTAACTTTCTCGGCAGTTCTTATGCAGGCTTTGGAGGCACGAGCGAAGTCTTCCTTGCAAACGCTTCTCTGGTGGACCTTGCCCAGTAAAAAGGAAACTTCCTCTAGAGTGAGCAGGGAGGGATCGTACTGAACGCCTAAATAGGAGGGGGGAGGTTTTTTTCTTGGGATTTCTTCCCCTTTGGTCTAGATGGGCCATCAGTTCAGCCCACTAGATTGGTAGATAGGAGCACTAATCAAAACCCCCCCTACCCCCCCTTCGATTTGAAGGAGGTTGTGCGCGTGGTAGGAACCTGACCTAGTAAGCCCGCTGGGTCTAGTTCCAATCGCACTGGTAGGGGGGAGAAGAAGAAAAGCCAGCCCACTGAGTTGGTGAGTAGTCGCTCTCGTCGTCGAAGACCCCAAACTTGACGACCAGCCATTGGACTCGACATTCAGGAGTCCGCTGGCTGAACGCTGGACAGCCTACTCCGGGCCTCTTATGGTGTCAATATGAAAAAGAAAGACCCTGAGTCCGTACCCAACATCCCTACTATAACCGCTGGCCGCTCTGACAAGGTGGGCCAATATCTTGTGCGTGAACTTCTCAAGGACCGAATGGAGAAGAACATAGCGAAGGGAATGACCTTTAAGGACGCGGCGGAGAGTGCTGGCATTCCGTATGAGGTGGCTATATCGAGGGCCACCACGGACTCGGAGTTCCAGCGTTGGCTGGCTGCTGCGCCGGACAAGGGCCAGGAGGAGATCAAGGGGGGGCTGAAGACTGGGCTCCAGATCAAGGGTGAGTTCATGAACAGGTTGGCCAAGGTGGGCCTGTTTGACAAGATTGCCCAGATGGCTGAGGACGCCGACCCCGCCACTCCCGAGGGCCAGCAAATGCTAGGCTTCTTCATGAGGTATGTGGTTAAGGACATCCTTCCGAAGGAGAGCGCCACGAAGGTGGAGCAGACGACGAAGGTGGAGCATTCTGATATGACTGACGAGCAACTGCTCTTGCAACTGGAGGCGAGGCGGGCCAAGCGACTGGCCCTCCAGCAGCGTGCTGAGGAGATCGAACTCAGTGAAGGGGGGAGCGCAGTTGGCCATTAGCGACGACGAGCGTGACCGCCTCATGGGTGAACTGGCCCTGGAAGAGGAACTGGTAAGAAGGCTCGACGGCAACCCCCTTGCTCAGTTGAAGCCCAATCCTCGCCAGTGGGACTTTCTGAACTCAGCCACCCACGAGACCATGTTCAGCGGCCTCAATCAGGCTGGTAAGAGCACGGCCCTCTGCCTGAAGGCTGCCTACCACCTCACGGGGATCTACCCCAAGGAATACACGGGTCCAAGGTTTGACGGCCCGATCAACTCAGCCATTGGTGGTGAGACTGCCCAGTCCACCCGAGACCTCTTATGTGACCGCTTGCTGGGCACTTTAGGTGAGCGTGGCACGGGCTACATTCCGAGTGAGTGCGTGGACGAGGCGAAGATAACAAGGCTCACTGGCGGCATTCCCAACCAGATCGACTTCTTCCAGGTCAAGCACCACGATAAGAACGGGGCCTTTGACGGGTGGAGTAAGTGCTTTGTGTTCTCTTATTCGAGTGGCTGGCAGCGCCTTCAGGGCTACACGCTCCACTGGATAGGGTGTGACGAGGAACCGAAGTTCGACATTTACGACGAGTTCAGTGCGAGGCTCAATGCAACCAACGGCTACATGGACATGGCCCTGACTCCGCTCCAGGGCGAGACTGCCCTCTATCTGCTCTTTGAGGAGGATAAGAGTGGCGTGCGGGTCATGATTAACTACGACATCATGGACACCGACCACATGACGGACGACGACCGCACCCGTCTGATTGGCAAGTATGAGAACCACCCACTGGCTGAGGCCCGTCTCCATGGCCGTCCAGTAAGAGGGGAGGGGCTTGTCTACACCACCCCTGACCACATATTGGAGATAGAGGACTTTCTTATTCCGGAGCACTGGAAAGAGATCATTGGCCTGGACTTCCCCCACGGCACGGGCGTGTTTGCTGCGGTGAAGATGGTCTACAACCCTGACGACGATGTGCTCTATTTAGTGAGTGAGTACAAGGACGAGGGCAGGGAGAGCGTGGTCTATGCTGACCGGGTGCGCCTCATGGGGGGTGGCACTTGCCCGGTGGCTTGGCCCCACGACGGTGCCCGCACATTCACCGACGGCTCCACCATAGCGAAGAAGTATAAGGGGTACGGGCTTGCAATGTTGCCCGGTCCCGCTCATTTTGTTACGCTAGAGGGTAAGAAGACTTTCGCCATCATGAGTGCGGTTGAGGAGATGGTGGACCGAATGCAGACGGGCAGGTTCCGTGTGTTCAAGTCATCGTGTCATAAGTGGTTCCGGGAAAAGCGCCGCTACAAGCACAACGCTGGCAGGATTGCGACAAAACAGGACGACCACCTCATAGACGCCATGCACAAGGCGATCATGATGTTGAGGGAGGCTAGGCCCTCCAATGAAACAAAAGAAATGATAGCCCCGCGAATGCCGGAGCATGACTTCTTCGGTGGATAAGAGGAGGCCCAGTGTCTAAGGATCTTGATGAACTGATTGACCGCCTGGAGTACATGAAGGGCTTGAGGTACAACGACGAGCAGACTTGGCAAGAGATTAGCGACCTCATGATGCCTTTCCGTGGGGATATCACCACCACCAAGAGCACTGGTAGCCGGAGGGTTTCCCCGGTATTTGACAGCACGGCCATGCAGGCTGCTGACACCTTCGTCAACTTTATCAAGGGCGCAGTGATCCCCGGCAACCTGGACTGGCTCAAACTGGAGGCATCGGCCCCATTCACTGACGACCTGAAGGTGCAAGAGGTTCTGGACCTCACCTCCACCAAGATCCTGGAGGCCCTCTCGGGCTCCAACTTCTATATGCAGGCCACGGCCTTCCTGCGGGACTTTGCCGTGCTTGGTAATGGGACCATGTTCGTGAACGAGCGTCCCCCCCAACTGAACCGCTCTGGCTCCACCTTTGGTGGCCTCAGTTTCGAGGCTGTCCCGGTGAGCAGAATGTGGTGGTCTACGGGAGCGGAGCAGGCCCCGACTATCATGGCGAGGGTGTTTGAACTACCAGCCCTTGACGCTTTCAAGTTCTTTGATGGCAAGCCGGGCGCTGCCTGCCTGGAGATGCTTGAGAGAGATCGAATGGGCACGGTGGAGTATTTCCACTTCTGTTACGAGAACGAGGACAAGATTCCTGGCGGCATTTCGTCGGCCATGGAGAAGCCTTGGGTGAGCCAGTTCCTGTCCCTGGGGGCCAGACCGGAGATCATTCGAGAGGGTGGATTTGAGTTCTGCCCCTACATAATCAGCCGCTGGATGGTGGTTGACGGCGAGACCTATGGGCGAGGAAGAGGGCACTTGGCCCGGCCAGACACAAAGGGCGTGAATGAGTTGCGTAGGCAGATCCTCATTGCTGCTGGTAAAGATCTAAATCCCCCATTGATGGTGGAGCATGACACGATGGTCACCCTCGACTTCTCGCCCAACGGGATCATGGTGACCCGTCCCCCCATAAAAATGAACCCCACCTACCTGAAGAGTGATTCCAAGTACGAGGTGGCTGACGGCATTGCGAGGCTAGACCGTGACCAGATTGGTCGAGCCTTCATGAGCGAGGTGTTTGACGAGCCTGAGACCCAGCCCCGTAGTGCTGAGGAGAGCAGGCTCCGCCAGAGCAGGATGCTCCAGAAAATGGCAAGCCCAGCGGAAGTGATGAGCCATGAGTTCCTCACCCCTCTTATTGACGCCGTGGTGGAGTTAATGAGCAGGAATGGCGCCCTACCGGAACTGCAAGAGATTGTGGAGGGGGGCGTGGATGTGAACATCCACTACCAGAGTCCCGTCTTCACTGCGCAGAAAGCGAGCGGCGGGAGCAAGGTTCAGGCCTTCCTGGAGAGACGACTCATGTTATTCCAGGCCACCCAAGACCCCGCTTGGCTGGATGATATAGACTACGACGCTATAACGGCCTACGATGCAAGGACCGCCGATGTGCCAGCGGAGATATTCCGCACACAGGAAGAGGTGGCAATGCGGAGGGAGGCCCGTGCGCAGGCACAGGCCCAACAAATGATGATGGAACAAGCACAACAAGCGGCACAGATTGCTGCCGCACAAGGAGGAGGCCCAGAGGGGATGGCGCCAGAGCCAGCCCTTCCAGGCATGACGGAAGGACCACCGATTGGGTAACAACGAGGAGATGAACAAGGTTAATGACTCCATGTACACCGTGGACGATAAGACCATGCTTATTGATGTGTGTCTTTTATTCGAGAGCGATCTCGGTAAGAAGGTGCTGGGGTACATGGAAACGCTGAGTGGGGCCATGCACTCCCTTGAGCCGGAAGAGGTGGAGGCCCGTGAAACTGGTAAGAGTGTGCCCATCTGCCCGATAGGAATGAGCAAGCGGAATGGCCAGAGGGCCTTCTACTGGCGTATTATTGCAATGATTGGTGAGGGTGACCGACTCCGAGGGGGGATTGAATGAGCGACCTGAATGAAACTTTACCAGACGACTTCGAGGGCCGGGCAGGCTTGGCGGAGAAGTTTGGCACCGTGGCAGACCTAGCAACCTCTTATCAAGCCCTCCAGGGGCAGATGGGCGGAAGTGCCAGGGTTCCAGGCGAGGACGCCTCCCCTGAGGATTGGCGCTCCTTCTACACCAAGATGGGCGCCCCGGTCAGCGTTGAGGGCTATGGGGTGCCAGAGGACATGGACGCTGGAACCAAGTCCCAGTTGGTTGGCCTCAGACAGCAGGCCCTGGATTCCGGGCTCACCTCAAAGCAGTGGGATAGCCTGATTGGAACGGTGGCCACTGGTGCGTCCTCCCAGATAGAGAGCCACCGAGCCCTCCTCGAAGCCACCAAGGAGGAGTGGGCCACCCAGTCCAGGAAGAAGTACGGCGACCAGTTCGATTCAAAACTGGCCATGGCGGAACGAACCTATCGTCACATTGTTGGCGACGACGCAGAGGTGGGCGCTCTCCTGGAGAGCACTGGGCTCAATAAGAACCCTAGATTACTGGACCTATTTATGAAGGTTGGAGAACAAATGGCAGACGATACGATTCCAGCCGACGCTGGTGGAGCCCCTCAGGGCAATGCGAACTCTCTGGCCATGCGGGCCAGGAAACTACTCAAGGAGGGTGCAGTTAACAATCCGCGCCACCCTGACTATGAGGAAGCCTACCAGGAGTACATGAGAATCCAGTCCAATCTCATGGAGCAGGGCTTTGCCGGGATAACAGATCCCCGCCTCAAAGAAACCCAGGAGTTCCCCCTTTACGAAGATGCGTAAGACCTGATAGAGTGAACCTGTTCGATAACCCTAAGGGCCGGGCTGACCGCAGGAAAGACTGCCGAAGGGGCTCGCGTGTGAGCCAAGGGAAGCCCGGTGTCGGACAACTTCTCGTAGTTTGATAAAACAATAAACTACGCAAGGAATCTGCCACCATGGCTATTACCAACT